AAAAAATTTTCTTATCGAGTCAAACTCGATAACTACTTAAAAAGTCTCAGTGGGACACAATCAACACGATTGTATGTTATAAAGTTTGACAACACGTCGGTCATAAATGAATTCATCACGTATGGAAATCATCACTGCTCGATGATTATTGCTTTTTGAATAGAAGCAGGAACTATGGCGTTGGTGTAACTCCAGTCGATAACCGATATATAGTTGGAGCGTTCAAGAAAAAGATCAAAGAAAAATCTGGTCCAGCAGAAACATAGAGATCATTACCTGTGTAATAGAAATCAGCTTCTGTCTTACCTGAAGAAATTAATTCGAAACTATCTTGATTACTTCCATCTTCGGTAGCACCCAGTGTGCGGGATTCTATCCCATTTGACATAATTTTAAAACGAGAATACATCGGAACATTAGCAGACAGACCTGTCTGCACGGAAGGATTTGTAAAAGTCAATCCGGATGTGCCAGGATTATGATTGATGTTATTGAAATTAGCGATTTCGTTTCTGGATGAAGTTATGAAGTTAATCTCTGTCTTACTATCAAAAGCGGAAGACTGTAATGTTTGTCTATCTCTGTTGAAAGTAACTCTATCAATGTTGTCTGTGCCACAATTTACATGATAGGTGACAGATCCCCTGTGTCCGATAAAACAACTTGCCAACCATGTCATTGGTAACCAATTAACAAAGTTATACGAGGCAGGTAAACCGGATACAGGGCCAATCGCACTATGCAACCCATCTGCATCGAATCCTGGTATTACAGGAAAACGAGGTAGTCTATTTGCAATAACAAAAAGAGTACTCGTATTAACAAAGTGGTTGCGAGTTGTGAAATAATAAACAGACCTATTAAATAAAGATCTAAAGGATTCTACCTTTTCACCTTGATAGATCAAGTTCAGATTAGGATCTTCTGATGAAGATTCTCCTAGTTGCATATTATCACTAGTAATGGGATCATAATCTACTTCCTTAGACTGTATTGCATAAAATTGATCCCGAACATTTACAGGTTGCGGACTAGCAAACTCAAAATTCTCGGCACACTTAGCATACACCAGAACAGTAATATCTGATGATGCTGAAGGAGAAGTTTGCTTATTAACTACTTTCACTGACAATACACCATTATCATTCGTACCACCACCAGAGATGGCTGTAGATGTGGAAAATAGTGTGGCTGAAGTGTAAGTATTACATTGTTTGTAAGCCGTAGACTGTAAATAAGGTACGCGAAATTCAATATCAGTATTCTTAGTTATATCTAGAATTTTGGTATAAATTTCATTGGTGGTATTACCAGCTGAACCTGGTGTACCATTTGGACACCAATTTATTTCCAATCTACCCTTATGGTATTTAGTACATAATATTTTGAATCTAAATATCATGTCACCGCGCCAATAATCAAATAATGACGCTGCCATATACATAGGTAATGGGTAAATTGCAGTACCACCCGAGACCGCGTACGAGTCTCTATGAACAGGAGTTGCTAAAATATTGAAAAGCATATCACCAGATGCATCTGTGGGAGTCCATTCAAACGATGTAAGATAGGACTCTCTAGCACAAAATTTGGCGATATTTAACTCATCGTCCAACGCTATTCCAGCAATTGCTGGATCAATGGACAATTCATTTTTAGAATCAACTGTCAATTTTTCAACAGGGTTACCTATATCTGTTGCAGCTAAATGAGGTAATGTCGAATTTTTGAAAAAATGGACATCATCAATAACTGGAACATTTGTAAAACCAAAGTTGGCAGCCGCATTACCAATAGCTCCAGCAACCATACTGGTAGCTGTAGCAAAAGGTTTGATAAATGGGATTTCCGAAAGAGTTCCCATTGCTCTACTTATAGCGGAAGCTGGCTTAGATAGAGTTCCCTGATGAGAGTATTCATCATCACAATCAACCTCATGGGAATGCAGGGCATCAAGAACAGTTGGTCCAACTAATTCAAGATTTTCAGCCCATGCATAGACTGTGATGTCACAATCTGTCCCAGAAACACTATTAGCGTTCCTTAAGACTCCAAAGGATTTATATGTCAATCTACCTAGATTAGATACTTCAGTGGATGATAATTCACACCATTGTTTGTGAAATATAAAAGGGAGTGACATTGTACCTCCTTGGGAATTCTGAGGATACAGTGTTATGTTAGGTCGTTGCGAGTAAGGTATCAATTCCTTATCATTACCTACCAATATATTAGCTGGTGTAAATTTTGATAGAGGCTGATATGACATAAGAAGAGCGCCATAATAAAAAGGCGAAGCATTAATAACAAATTTGAGCTTGAGATTACATCTCATATAAGCATAATTATCGATCTTCTTTTTAATTGTAGCATTATTCATAAAAAGTGTCCAAGGGTCAATAGTTGTCCCTGTCACAGCAGAACCTTCATTCCATGTAAATTCATGAATCATAGTAGGTCTACTTAAGAATTCTCCTAAGTCAGAATTGAATGTTTTATCTGGTAATGTTCTGTACAGTGGTTGTGGTATATTCATATCCACACCAGGTACATCATCCACAAATCCTAAAATTTGTTCAGATACATTAGCAGAAGCATTAATAGTGTTGTTCTCCAAAGTATCAACTTCAGCAGATTGCAAAACCATATCTGTTGTATTTACTATGTGAGTCCCACTATTACAATTATAAGTTTGTATACAAGGAAATCCATCCTTGTTCTCGGTCTGATTTCGCATCAAACACGCGTTGGCAAGTTTACACGGACTGCCCGCCTTTGTATTGTTTGCAGTAATTTATAAGACTAGAAGGAGAACTAAACCTAATAGAATTTTATGAGACTTTTTGAGACTTTCTCCAGGTCTGAGATTATTCTAAGATAAATCCTGATTCCATATTAATTTTCAGGATTTCCATTTAAGAAATCATTCTCATAGGTTATGAGTGCATTTTCTGAATTTGAGAAAAAGTCCTCACATAATGTTTCCCAAGTAGGGAACGTTGAATCTTTCACCCATGCATCCAAATTCAACGCAATAATCATATCAGAGAGTAATTTTCTCTTTTCTTCATAAACATCTCGCCCATAAAAGAAGTATTCTCTCACAGCGGATGTAACAACTGATATGATTTGTTCCTCCTCCACAATGGATTTGGATTTCACCCACACCATAAGCATCTTCTCTATCGATTCATGCTCTAGTGGGGCTAAATAAGCACCCACATCTTTATCATAAACCCAAGATCTTTTGAGAAAAGATGCTTGATTTAAAGATAGAAAAGGCACACTTTCAGCTTCTTTGTCAGGCATAGTATAAACAAGCCCAATATCAGCAAAAGCTTGAGTGATTGTGGTGTGATTGTACCAATCTATATTGCGTGACACTGTTAAAATATTATCATCTCCATAAGTTAGGAGTGCAACATTCTTTCGAAAAGATGCAGACTCCTGTTCAGGATTTAATATTATGTATGCGTAACGCATGTATAGACTATTAACTAAACTATTGATTATAACAGTTAAAGGGTGACCAGATGGATTAGATCCAAAAAACTGAATTAAGTCTCCGTTGAATTCCACTAAAGGAAAAGCTGTGTCTATAGTAATGCCATCCAGAACTTTAAGATCCTTTTCTGAAAAATTTCCAGATTTTTCACACATTCTGCGTAGAATTTTAAAAGCTCCCATAATAAATGCAGGAGGCATCGTTTTGTCATAAGCTTTATAATCTCCAGCTACGATTCTATCGACTCCAAACTGGAAAATATATTCACCAAGACCAGCCCATTCTAAAGATTGGGCCACAGTTCCTGGGGCTGCTTCAAAGATAGTTTTATTTCTTTGAATGAATCTAACACAAGATAGCAAATACTTTCTGACAACAATAGAAAAATCTAGAGGTGCTCCAGTAAATACTCGTGTTTTCTTTGATCGCATTTTCTTGAACGTTACTGGTTCATCTTTAAGATGCGCACAAAAATTTGGTCTCGCTCTCTTACCATCATAATATTTGGATATTATCTCATCCACTCGTGACATAATAATCCCATCAACCTCAACAGGGTGTTGCCACTCGCCCTGTGGAGGTAGAGCTGTCATAAAATATTTCTTGCTCTTTTTGAAGGGATTTCCAGCACTAGTGTTGCGTTTTATTTTATCAATATAAGCCACACCTGGTGCTCCATTAATAGTGGTGAAATTATCCAAAATGTGTATTTCTGTAAAATCTAAACCACTTGATAATATATCGAAAGTGAAACTGTCTATAGCTTGATTTAAAATACACTGATCGAAATTATTTAGGGGTCGTACCATATCATTCAATGCTATATTCCAAGGTTCCCAGGAGGTCATACACGGTGGTCCATATTTAATCTTGTAACCATAATCGGATAAATAATAGGACATAGGGGTGTTTGTAACCCGAGAACTAGGTCTAGGTCTGAAACCCTGGAAGGATCCAAAGACCTCAGCAACGCCACCTTGTATATAGCGTATGTTAGATTTGTGGTGTAGAGATCCTAAAATTCTCTCGTAACCTGGTGCAGATAAGGGTATGTTATCCAATTGAATACGATTGCAATTATCGAATTTCTCGATTTGCTCTTCTAAGTACTTAGCATCAAGTGCTATAGCACCAACATTATGTGTCAAGTGACTACCTAACACATGCATACCGAGAATAGTATATCCCTTAGCTGTAATACCAATTAACGCCGATCCACAGTCCCCAAAAGTTGTTCTATCGGCTGACCTAGAATACCATATATCATGGCAAAAATCCTTTAACATATTAGTTTGACTTAACATTTTTTGTAAGCAAGATAAATTATTGGATTTTAGTGATCCATCAGGATCTCTCTGTAAATAGAAGCCATTGACTCTTACATCAATAGGCGCTTTGCAGAAGTAGGGCAATATGTTCCTTTTAGGAGGGATACTTCGAACCACAAAGAATGCACAATCTCTAATTGGATCGCGCACTATATCGGATTGAGATATGTGTACCTTAGCGTTAATTGTTGAACCATCCTTATGTGTGGCACCAATAATGTGCACGTCTAAAACAGGGATGTCATCAGGTAAGTTGTGATTATTTGTAAGATAAATTTGTCCTGTGAGGGCTATAGCCTTCAGGGGTATATGTTTTTTAGGCTGAGTTTTCACAGACATATGAACTATATTTTTTTCAATAACCCGAGTAAATACATCTCTACTCATAGATTTAGTAGAAGTGATTTGCGGGGTTAATTCAAATTCAGAAAGTTCAAATTTGTCATCGTACCAAACATTTTCTTTCTCATCTCCAGTGGATTTGGGTTTTGTTCCAACAGAAGATGATACACCACCTTGAGATTTTAGCTTAAATCCGCCACTTATCATCAAAAAAGATGCTGTTATGGAGGCAAATATAGCAAGGGTACTCATGATTTCAAAGAAACCTATACGATTCTTAATAGCTTCTCCCACATCTCTCATTCGCATACGCGAAATTCGCAGACGAACGGATCTGGGTAGGACATTTAAAATATCACATATATCTTGTGCTGTGGAAAATATCTGATTGAAGATCCTTTGAAATAATTGTGAAAAGAAGGAAAAGATGACATAATATATTATTCTGTCAATACAATCCTTAAAGTAAAGTTTAATCCTTGTTGCATAACGCATGGATTGAGTTTCACATTCACAATTTTTCTTAGGTAGAAGACAATTGTTGCAAAATTCGATCTTCCTAATGGTATCGATAGCATCCTGCACTAAATCTTGGTTTGCTTTAAAATGTTTAACAGCATCGTTGAACCACTTAAGAAAGGTTAAGATGTTATCAGTTTCTAGAAGAACTTCCACATCGGCAAGTTTATGCTTACTAGCAATCTTTTGCGTTTTAACTCTTTCAACTTTCCAAGTCCACAAATCAGGATATTCTCCATCAATGCGTTCAACACTATCAGAATTTAAAGTGCCATCTTCATTTTGGAATTGCTCCTTCACTGAAGGAGTGATAATAAAGGGTAAACGACGCTGGGCGGCGGATGGATGAGAAAAGTAGTGGTGAGCATTTAAATTTTTAACATTAGTTGTTGCTATAACGAATTGACATTTGAGGGGAGTTCTCCCCTTGTCAGACAATTCAGCTTGATCAGGCACAAATGGAACACTATTAACAATCTGGATTAATTCCATTAATGAATTGTCTCCATTAGGTGCTTTATTTGGATGGACTGCTCCTACATCATCTAAGATAACTGTATGTTGAGAAGTAGTAAAACCATTCCAAAATTTTGCTGCTGGATTGTGTGTATAACAAAAACTGGAATCATTATTTAAATCGGATAGGAAGCAAAATTGATTATACAGAATATCTTTAATTGTGCTCTTACCAATTCCTGATTCCCCAAAGATCATAACAGAGAAAGGAGCTTTGCGATGTTCCCGCGCAGCTCTTTTAGTGCATAGATCACTCCTTAAAAATTTAAGATCGTTCACCATATGTTTGATGAGTTTTGCATCAAACTCCTTCATATGATCACCATGTGACAGGATATTATCTCCCTTCTCAATAGTATCATCTAGATCGCTCCTATACTGACTTTCAGTGAATCCATGAGCCTCAGGATTGGTTAATAATTGACTTTTCCGTTTGATAATCTCACATTCATCAAAAAATTTCGTATAAGTTTTCCCTGAATGGAAAATAACTTGGAAGCGTCCAGTTTTAAGAATTTGGAATCCTCGTTCGCATAAAAATGTTAGAGTGTCTAGAATATTGTAGAGAAAATCAACTTTATTCGAGAATTTCTTCTTAATAGCTTCTGCCTCAAAAATGGAATATCCCAAGTTATCAAACGTGAGTCCAAATTTAGAGAAGATAGACATACTCAAAACATACATTATACAACGGTAAATCTTTTGATATATAGCTGTCTTCTTGAGATTTTCAAAATTGCTTAAAAAACTTCTCAAATAATCTATTTTATTTTCAAAAGATTGTGGTGCATAATTGTCATCCGCAAAGTTAACATTTCCTTGTTTAAAAAACATTGCACTAACTTCACCCGGCAAATCAAATAATTTGTTTAAGAAATTTTCTAATTCAAATTCATGAAGAAGTTGGAGGAAACATTTATGTGTTCGTAATTTTAAAAAAGAGATAATTGATACGATAATCCTCCTTATATCAAATTGCCCATCCTTATAGGATTCGCTTAACTGATAGATGAGAATATATAAATCTTCAAATAATCGAGTGAACCAAGCACGATCACTCTCTTTCCGAAATCGGTTATTGCGAGCTTGTCTTAGTCTTTCTTCTGAGGCGTAATATCGAGCCGCAGATTCAGCACTAGAGAAGCCATCACTTTGCCAATTTTGCAAGACTGCATCGTGCATTAAATCAAAAACATCTTTTGGGGAATCAGAATGACTCAACCCTAGAGATATTTGTTGGGGTTTAGTTATTAGTTGGATTTGTTGTTTGTGATTTAGTTCTGCCGCAAAACTCAAATCACTAGATTGCTCATTAGATAAATAAACAATCTGTTTGTTATAGACAAAAAATTTTTTATTTGGAAAAATTAACATAGCGGTATGATCTACTCGTCACACACTTTACGCTTCTCGAGAAGCGGGCTTACGAGCATAGGCCCTCATTTGTCACTTATCAGTTTTTAAACTATACTTATTATAGAACCTATTCTACTATAGAGTTGTAAGAAAGCTCATCTGAGATTGGTAATTTTCCTATTCAACACAATCGATTAAGTAGTGGATGTTTTCCAATACGATCAATTGGTCTATCGGGATCTTCAACTCAAGCGCGCTTCAGACTCGTCAATAATGAGAAAGAAACAAAATCAATGTGTACACAAGCGCTTCGCTTGTGAGTTTGAGATTTTGGAATTAAACATATCAATAGATATGAATGACACAAAGAAGGACGATATCTTGTGCCTTTAAAGTGCTTCTAAAATCAATAAAAAACGCACTTGATCTTAACCCCATTTATATATAAATATAAACCCTAAAATTGGGGGGGCATAAGCTCAATTTTCCTCCCGGAAGGGAGGAGGGGGGCGGCTCCACGAAGGAAGCCAATAAAGACTGCGAATGCAGTCTTGTTGGGGTTTATGTGAATGGGGTGGATATATAACTCTCGCGTGCCTTAAAAAGAGTTCATTGAGGTACATATCATTGACACGGTTTGTGCCAAGTAGGGGGGTTTTGCTCAGTCATTCGTGCCAGGGTAGAGCATTCCTCTGGCATATACTGGGTGCTCTAGATACTTCACCAAAGCGAGCGGTTTGAGTGAAGTGTTACAAGTTCTCGTAAATCAAATAATCAAATAAGTAGTCCTTATATAGATCAATATTAAACATACGCGATCTATAATACTGCAGAGTCGGGCCATTCTAGGATATAAATCCTAAAATACCAAAGCATCTACAGGATCTATGTCCGTCATGTTGAATAATGACCGCTCTCCATCTGAGTATATATTTAACTCGGAAAACATAGTAACCGTCGTCTGAAAGAATTCAGAC